TCACTACTGCAAACAATCGCGCGTCGATCGAAGCCGCGATCGATCTAACGTTCCGTTCGTTCGTGATCCCCTACGCCAGAAGGCGGGCTCGGCAGCTTACAAGCAACCTGATTCCTGAGCTTGGCAAAAACGGCCAAGTGATCATGTACGACGAGTCCAAGATCGAGGCCCTCAAGGACATCTTGCTCAAGGAAATCGCAGTGCTCTGCGGTGTGCCTCCCCTTACCCCCGACGAGGGACGCGCAAGGATCGGCATGGGCAAGGTCGACGGCGGAGACCAGATTCAGGTGCCAAAGGGAACGCGCCCCATGGGCCAAGCGGAAGGCACTCAGCGGCAAGCAGCAGAAGCGCCAAAGGATCCGACCACGGCGATGGTCGACAACGGCGATGGCAATCAACTGGCCGGTCCAGGCGAGGGAGTGCTCGCGGACCAAGACGACTAACTTGTCCCTCACAAGGGACCTGACCCAAAGAGCGGCGAGTACTTCCTCGCTCTTTCCCGATAAACCATGAGCGAAAACCAAGCATCTGTCGGCAACGGCGTAACGCCTTCAACGAGTGGACTTGAGATCCAAGTAGTGCGCGAAACTGAGAAGTTTGAAGCGGTTCAAATTCCGGCGCACGACTTAATCACGCCTGAATTCCTTCAAAGTTTGTTTGACTGGTCGAAGCGCCAGTTGGAATATGTTGTTGAAGCGGCTTTTGATGGTCAAGGGCGTTTTCTCAGGATTTGCGGGACCAACTACCAGGGCAAGCCAGGCGACTATCTTTTGCTGATGCGAGGGCACTATCGCCCGTTGTCAGTGCTGACTGAGGACCAGTTCCTCAAATGCTATGAGAGTGTCAGCCCCACGCAACCCGCTGGATATATTTCGGACATCGCTGCGCAAGTAGGTGTTCATAAGCTTAAACCAGACCCCAACTCGCCGTACAGCTACATCCGGTGTGAATACAGCATCATCGCAGATGAATTGGCCAGGGTCTTTGTATCTGGGCTTAAACACTCAAAGATCACCGGTTTCGAACTCAATGCGGACCTACGGATCACCGGCGCAGATCAGATCCGCAAGTTCTGCCAGGAAAATAAAGGCCCGGGCGCTGCTGGACGCGAGGAGATGAAAGTTGTCGCAGATTTGGTTGAACTAGCGGTACTTGCAGCGCAGACAAAACTAGCAAAACTGGGCAAGCCTGTTGTTTCAACTGGCGAGAGCTCTGACCAAAAACCGAAGTTTGAGTTGGACGACCTGGGCGACAGGGTCAGGGTGTATTGCCATGGAGTTTCGGACTCAGGCGTGTGGTTCGTGGAGTTTGCTAAGACGCTGCTAGCCTCACTCTCGGGAGCCGAGCGACATAGTCTGCTGTGCAAGCATCTGAAAGAGCACGGAATTTCGCTCACTCTAAACTGGACGCCAATCATTGACTTGCTTCATTCCGCAGTCCCTGAGCCTTCACGTTCAGGCTTCGTTCAGAGCAACTGATGGCCAGTACAATCCACGTCAATCGCGCGTACACCTGTTCGCGCATCCCAATTGGCGCGTTTTCGGTCAGGTCTCGTATTTGTCGGTTTGACCCGCACCAAAAGCATCTGACCTATGAAGACGGCGGATGGCGCTGGCTTCCGATTGCGGTGAGCAGAGAGCTAGAGGGCCAAGGCATTGTTCCACACGCTTTCGTAAAAGTTCCACTTCCAGCAAACGTAAGTGCCTGTTCGCGGCTGCTCTTGTGCAACTCGATCTATTGCGAGGGCAATCTCAATGCGTTGCGGCTTTCGGTCTGGCTCACCCTTGTTTGGTGCGCCAGTTTCTTATGGGTTGGGCTATTCGCTTGGTTTACCAAAGTCGGCGTCCTTGACCACGACTACCGTTGCGTACATGGGTTGTGGCAGGTTGCCTACACCCTGAAAAAACGGAAGGCGCGGGCCTGATGCCCTGCACCATTCGCTACTGGGACAACGACCCACCGCAGCTTGAAGAAGGCGATCCGCCTCTCACTCCCTTGATGGTCCTAGAGGACTGGCCGACAAAGCACACCAGGGAAGGCGAGCGCTGTTTTGTCAACGACGTTTGGTCCTGGGTCATGAAGATCGAAGACCACGGCGACAGCCAAGACGTCTACGTCCGTGACGTGGTGATGGGCCAGACGGCCAGAGGAAAAGTTTACTGATGCTTGTACCGCACGAACACCTATCGCCAAAGAACCGGGTTAGCGACGTCAAGATCCTGGTCCTTACGGCCAGCGACCACAACGTCCACGTAGTTGTCGAGTGGGACGACCAGAAGCTCGACATCCCGATCTCTCCGTCCTCTGCTGAGGCGCTGGCGACCACTCTGATTGCCGCGTCGATGATGGTGAAGGGCGACAAGTCTGGAAGCGGAAGCATTCCTCTTGCCCCAGGTCCGGTTACGACCGGCTGACCCAAAGCTTAGCTCTGATCACACCCCCAGGGGTCCGAAGCAATACCGCTTCGGACCCCTGCTCATTTTGCTCCCTCACGATCATGATCACCCCCGAACAAAGCGCATTGCTAAGGCGACAAGCCGAAATCGAGATGCGGGCCCATTCGCTTGGCCTCGCACTGTCCCTGTGGGCAAAAACCGAAGAGTGGCAAGGCTCCCACAAGTGGCTTGGTCGGTTTTCCAAGGAATGCCGCAAGCACGTCAAGGGAGTCTGCAAGTTCATTGCCGACTACGCTGCTATGCCCGTATCGGTGCCTGGCGTAGCCGACTGCCCCTGCACCGCGACCAGCCTTGAGGACTGCTACCAGCAGATCATGTCTGCCGTTCAAGAGGCCCAAGAAGGCTGGCAAAGCGTTTCCGCCTCTGCCGGTCCGACTAAAGCACTTGAGGAGTTTTGCGACCGGTACCTCGATGAAAACATCGTCCTCATCAAGACGCTGAACAGGCACCTGAAGCGGCTAAGCCAAATCGGTGGCGATCAGGCGGCCCTTCTGATTTGGGACAGGGACAGGGAGTAAGCCATGCCAAGCCAGGCGATCAACGCACTAAGACAGGGCGCGTCAAGCGCTGTGAAGTCACAGGAAGTTTCTGTGACCGAAATTGCCTTCTCGACCGCTGAAATCAAGGTCGACGCAAAAGATCCCTTCAAGGGCGGTTGTTACCTGGTCCTCTTCTCGACTCAGGACGATCCCGACCTTGCCAAGGAGTTCTTCACTTCCGAGACCGATTTCGGATCTCACAAGACATCCCCGGTGTACTGGCACCACGGACTAGATCCCGACGTTCGCAAAGAAGAGATCGGGACATGCACGCTCAAGGCTGACGCCAAGGGCGTGTGGATGGACTACCAGCTTGACAAAGCGAACAGCTACGCCAAGCAGATTGCCGACCTCTCCAAGAAGGACCGTAAGAAGATCGGGGCCAGCTCTGGCACCGCATCGCACCTCGTGGAAAGAGAGCCCGTAAAGGCGGCTGACGGAACGGTGATCGCCACGAAGATCACCAAGTGGCCTCTCGGCATCGACGCGTCTTTGACTCCGACTCCGTGCGAACCCCGCACAAGGCAAGACATTATGCCGCTCAAGTCATACGACTTCGGATCCGCTCCTTCTTTGAAGTCACTCACGGAAGGCATGCAGGTTGAGGCTGAAGGGTCTTCGGTTCTCACCGACCCTAAGGTTGGCGACTACGTGTATCCGGTGAAGCCCATGGTTGGGCATTCGATGTGCGCCAAGATGGCAGCCGAGCACGATGGGCTCGTCAAGTCGCTTTTCCGCAATCGGACGATCAGCCCAGCCGAGTACAAGGACATCTCCACAAAGTGGGGCGATACGGTCTATCAGTACCACACAGGCCTAAATGACGATGTCTCGCAGCGCAACCTCGATGAGTGGGACGCGTACGACCTCGACTACAAGGGCCTCGGAGAGCACCTCAAGACTGTTGGCGACGCGCTTCATGCCGTCCTGACCCGCTGCCACAATGCCGGCGCAGATCACATGCTCACGCACGGAATCGTAAACCGAGCAGAGCACGGTGAACTCAAGTCTCATTTTGAGAATCACCTCAAGAGCTATTTGGACTCCCTCGACGAGGGGCTGATGTCCAGAGACCTTCATTCGTGCGGATCCAAGTATTTGCACCTGAAAGGATTGCAGACGCCTGATGCCCGTGGGCTTCGGACGTCTGAGCAGGTTGCGAGGGTCTTGACCCTTGCTGACGACCTGCAGACCGAGTGCGATTTGACTCACGCCAGATTCAAGGCGATCAAAGCACTTAGACAAGAGGGGGGCGCGGACCTTGGTGCTGTTGCCATTGACCTCCTGAACCAGGCAGCTAACGCATGCAAGACGTCTATGGACGCTCTGCAGGCTCTCATTCCCCCAACCGTGGATCAGTCCGCGGCAAAGGCGGTTGAGGAGAGTCTCGCAAGCGCCAAGCAGATGCTTGCCTCCCTGAAAGAGGGACAGGCTGCTACGACCACCACTTAGCGAGGTATTTCAGTGGCAACAGCATATCAAGAGAATGCGCTGATCAAGGCGCAGCGTGATGCCTTCGAGGGCATCGTGTCGGAGTGCGAGACGCTTCAGGCCAAGGGCAATTGGTCCCCCGACGAGTTGAAACTTCTGAGGGAGTATCCCCAAAGACTCAAGGAGGCTGAGGCCAACCTTCAGTCCGCAATCGAGCTTGAGAAGAGCATGCAGTCCGCAAAGGGACTTATGGGCAACGCGAATCTCATGCCGATCGGTGCGGTTGCTAAGGCAGAACTTGCAGCCATCCAGAATGCAGCTCAAAAGGCCATGGGCCAGCGCACGACATGGGAAGGCAAGAGCGGTCACGAGACCTATGGCGTCGATCCCATCACGGGCAAGATGGTGCCGATCGAGGGCGACGGTGCGGTTCTCTCCGACCGAACCCTGAAGGCAATCCAGGAGCCCACCTACATGCGGGCGTTCGAGATCTACGCTCGAAAGGGACAAGACGCGCTCGACAAGGCCGACTTCCAAGTCCTGATGGACGCGAAAACCCTTTCTGAGGGCGCGGACAGCGGCGGAGGCTTCTTCGTTCCTCCGCAGTACATTGCTCAGCTCATTCAGCGCAAGCCTCACCCGACACGGCTCATGAGCTATGTCGAGACGGTTCCGTGCTCGGCTGACCAGGTGATCTGGCCCCGAATCAACAACGACTCGGATACGGCCGACATCTACGTGGCAAACAGCCCGCGAATCCAGTGGATTGGCGAAAAGGGCCCCACGCCAAGTCAGGCTGACCCGAACTTCGGCAACGTGACGGTTGAGATCCACACCGGCCAGTTCTTCATCGAGTGCTCGCGCAACCTCCTGGAGGACTCTCAGATTCCTCTTTCGATGGTGATCGGCAAGCTCGGTGGCCAGGCCTACGATCTCGGTCTCGACAACGCTCTGGTGTCGGGTACCGGCATCAACCAGCCCGTCGGACTTCTGACCAACGCGGGCGGCGCGGGCGACTACTGCCCAGTGGTCAACTGCGGTAACCCGGTCACGGCTGCAGGCCTTATCAACCTTGTTGAGGGCATGCCTCCGCAGTACACCGATTCTGACACGACTGTGGCGCTGATGAACAAGATCAACGCCTGGGCGACGTTCTCGCAGATCACTGACGGTTCTGGCCAGCTCATCTTTGGTCTGGCTCGATCGCAGGGTCCTGAGGGTCTGGCAAGCAAGCGCGTTCACAAGCTTCTTGGCTTTGACGTGATCTTCTCGCCGTTCATGCCCAACACCGGCGCAGGAAACAATGTCGTCGCTTTCGGTGATCCGAAGGATGCGTACATCTTCTGCCAGCGCGTTGGCATGACCATCGAGACCTACGGTACTCAAGACCGCTCGATGATCCAGAAGAACGCCCTCGGTTGGAACTTCCGATTCCGCTGCGGTGGACAGACCGTTCAGAGCCGCGCCGTCCACATCGGACAGCAGAGCTAAGGCGCTTTCGTAGCGCGGGTCACGGGCTTCGGGTCTTCCGGAGCCCACTTCACACGAGGTTAAACAATGTTCTTCCACCAACCGACAACCGACCTTGACCCAATCCTCGCGCTTGGCGCGGTGGCTGCGGGTACAACCGACACTCAAACCTTCACCGAGGTTTCGATGAGTCAGCAGTACAACGGAGTTTTCTTCCTTGCGCTGATTGGCACGATCACCGCAACCGGCACGGCGACTCTGCAGGCGAAGGGCTCCAACACGTCCGGCACATATGGCGCTGGCACCATTGGACTCTTCCAGCACGTCGATTCCGGCAACACGGTTCAGGCTCAGGCCACGACCGGAGACTCCGCAACGCTTCTGTTCATTGACATCTTCAAGCCCCTGGTGAGCTATGTCAGAGGACAGATCGTTCGCGCTACGGCCAACGTGGTCATCACGGGCGCTGTGGCATTCCGCTACGCCTCGATCGTTGGCGCGGTCGTTCCAAGCGGCGTCGCTACCCACTCGACTCTCACGTCGACTCCAGGCTACGACAGAGCGAGCAACCCAAGTCTGTCGACTTCGTAAGGATCGCTTACGGCCCGGGGGATCCCCCGGGCCACTTTCAACATCATGCCTGCTCAACCATTTCGAACTCTCGGGCGCGAGAACGGGCAGAACCTCGTCGGCATCGATTCACAAGACGCCAACGGCAACACCCTCTCCACCCAAACCTTCTTTGTGCCCGACGCTAAGCTGCCAAACCTCAAGACTGGGCAATACACCATCGCCAAAGTGAGCAAAGCCTTAGAAAAGGTCACGACGAAGGCCTCTCACACGTTCACGCCCACTGCCTGAACGCCCTTCAAACCCATGATTACAGAACATAAATTCCAGGTTCTTGGCCGCGACCAGGGAAAGCACAACGTGCTCCTTGCCACGGGCGAGACTGTACGTTTGGATGATGCTGGACTGGATAGGCTCCGAAGCGACGAAGAGTTCGTGCTTGCCGAGCTGAGTCTGCGCGAGAAGTCCTCGAGCAAAGCATCCCACTCCCTTCAATTTAAGGCTGACATCCCTGCGACCGAAGAGGTCGCCGAGGTCGCCGAAGACCCAGACGGACGCGAGCACGCTGAATCTGAGGCTCGCAACACACCCGTATCTGAGGCCGCAGCAGAGCCTGCAGCTGAAGAGACTCCTGAGAGCACAGAGGCTAGATCATGAACGCACAGCTCGCAATTGCAGAAGGCAAGAAGGTCGCCGTAAAGCTGGACCGGTTCCAGGACCGAACAGGCGTCTGTTTCAGCGACGGCACCAGGCAGGTGCTTACTGACCGGGAACTCGCAATCCTTCAGAAAGACACCAACGTGATGTTCGTGACCACCAACGAGTGGTTCGAGCTCAAGAAGCAGTCCGAGCCCGTTGTTGCAGGCAAACCAACTGCCGGAAGCGCCGACTTTGCTCCTCTAGCGGACATGATCCGCCAACTGGTGATTAGCAACCAGCAAGTGGTAAGTGCGCTGACCCAGACGAGCGCAAGCCAAGCATCCGAACTCAAAGAGCTTCGCGACGAAATCGCGGCCCTCAAGAGTGAGCTTGGAGTTGCACCGGCTGCACAGCCTACGCTGGCCGCCGCAAAGAGCAAGTAAATGAGCCACGGTAGCCTGCCCACGGTATCAGATGTGACCAGTTATCTGGCCAATCTGCCCACTCCCATCAGCGTTCCTGGAGGCTTTGACGTCGCGTCGAGGCTTTCAGCAGCGATTGATGACTGGAACCAGCGGACAGGCTACCGGCCCTTCTTTCAGACAAGCAGTACTGCTCAGTCAATTCCATTCAACCCACCGGGGCCAGATAGGCTTGGCGGCTTTGTGGGTGGAGACTGCCAACTTCTGCTCACCAACGGACTGCTTTCGTGCACGTCGGTCGTGACTGGCGTCGACCCCTCGACGGGCCTAGGTGGAAGCACTCTCATTCAGGGAGCCGATTACTGGCTTGAACCGGCCCTCGACCCCAATGTGGTGCCAGCCCCACCCTACACCTCAATCATGTTTGCCTACGTCCAGCGCGGGCAACCTCAGTCGATCATTGTGACAGGCGTCTGGGGCTACTGCACTGGCACGATCCCCGATGGCGCGTGGGAGGGAATCCTCCTTCTCGCTGTGGCCAACACGCTTGCGGCAGTTCGAGAGGGGCTGATGGCCGGGCTGATCAAGATCACCGACATCGACCAATCCGACGAGTACGACCCTGCCCTGCTGCTTCGCATGGGCCGAGGCGTTCGGGGCCAAGCAGAGCGTTACCTATACAGGTACAGGCTCGAGCACTCCTACTGATGGCACTTCCACCACTGACCCCGCGCGAGATCCGAAGGTATTTGGACTCGATGACGGTCTATATGCCCGTCTACAAGTCCGGGACGCTCACGGTCATTGGCTACACGATTCGCCCATTGTCGCCCGATGACCCTACGCCTCTAGAGAACGTCCCTTGCAACCTGCACCGGACGCCCAACTACAACACGGGAATGGCCGACTCGTTCATCGCGAAGGAAAACACCCTCCTCACCGCCAACAAGACGGACTGCCAGTATGTGATCCCTGTAAAGAGCGGAGATTTGGTGCACTACACAACCCGTAACGGCGACACGGAGTGGGGTGCACCGCAAGGCGAGCCCAAGCGCCCAGTGAAGTTGCCTCATGCGTTCTTCTACACCGTGCCCGTCGAGCCACCCAAGACCCTGATCTGATATGCCTTTTGTTCCCACCACAAACTTTGCCGACATGCGGGCGGAACTTACCGCGGTGCTTTCGGCGGCTGTCAGCTTGCCTGAACCACCTTCGGGAAGAGTCAACGTCTTCACGAACACCGAGGGTGCCAAAGAGTCGCTTATTGAGCAACTTCGCTCGTCGGATCCAAACCTTTCGTTCCCCTGCATTCTCCTCGAGATCGGGGAGGCTGTTCCATCGGCAGATGGCGAGTTGCTCATGTCCGCTGTCGGACTATGCCGCAGGCCTTTCAAAGCCTACTACCTCGAAGAGTGGGGCCAATCTTCAACCGTTGGCACTCAGGAGTCCAACGACAACTTTGGCAACCTGATGAGGGCGGCCATGGACAGCCCCAGCGCAGTTTTCAATACCTTCACCGTGTGGGAGCAGGGAGTGGTCAACAGCACGCTTTCTGACCCACTGATTCACGCGATCTTTAGCGTCTCACAGACCAACGTGTACGGCTGCTCACTCAAATACAGCCCAGGCCTCCTCACCCAGATGTACTGATGGACATTGATCTTGGCGACGAGCTAGAGACCGCCTTCAAACTCGGTCTGTCCTCCGGGATGGACGAGATGAAGCAGGTAGCCGTAGGGCTATCGAGCGGAGGATACAGCCTTGCTCAGCTTGCGGCGATGGGTCACCCGTACGCGACGCGTCATGTGAGCGGGGCGAGCGTTTGGAAACTTCGGATGCCAAACGAGTACGTGAACCCAAGCGTTCCGATGCTCGATCCCGCGATTATCAACACCCATAGCCCTAGCGGGTTCATTTCGTTTTGGAAGGTCGATCCCATGATCACGACCTCTGAAGGAATCACGGCAAGCCTTATCAACGCTTCGCCCGTGGCTGATTACCTGGCAGGCAAAAACCGGCCTCGTAGCAAAATGGTGCGCCGTCCCATAGACGACGAGCTTGAAGCTCTCGGCGAACCACTGATTGAGTCGCATATCGAAAGCGCCCTAGCCGCATTCGAGAGACGCGACATCGTCCTCTGAGGGTCTCTAAATGTCAAAAATCCCAATGCCGATGTTTGGTCGGCATACAACGTCGTGCCTGATCTATCCGGGCACCGTCGCTGGCGATGGCACCGTAACTTGGGGCACAGGCGTAAGCCTTGCTGCAGTTACCGGGGGCGTACCCGTGGGAGAGCTGATGGGTATTCAGTTCTCGATCGACGTCGAAGCGCCAGAAGTCAACGCGATGCACACCACGCGTCACAACGAGGTGCCAATCGCCGATGGTTGGTCTGCCGAGATCACCATCTACAAAGTCAACAACGGTTCTGATCCCAACCCGCTTTACACCGTGTTCCAAGGTGTAGCCGGAGCAACCACCTACGACTACATCAAGGTCGTTTGGGTGACCGGCACCAACGCTGGATCGATCCAGACACACACGTTCCTAGGACACCGAGGAGCCTTCCGCGATGGCGGCCAGGGCCGAGGCGCTCAGGAATCCACTCTCAGTCTCGGGCCTGCCGATTTCGGCACGCTCCAATACTCCGTTGCGTACACCTAATGCCGAAAGTTACTCCACAGTCGCTGACCGCGCGAGAGCGCACGTTCGTCACCCCCGACCCTGTCTTCACTTCTGAAGACGGGTCGGTCACTTTTTCGATGCATGTGCGGCACCTCACGCCGACCGAGTACCTAAACGTCAAAGACATGAGGGAGCAAAAGCTAGCCGAGTACAGCACGGGCGTTGGCATCAAAGGAAGCCCAGATTATCAGCCACCTCAGACGCTGATGCTGAACGCTGAGCCCGTACTCGTGTCGCGAGATGCCGCTGAAATCGCTGCGGCTCTGTACAGAGCGCAAAGCTGCCCAGATGAAGACCGGTACACATGGGAAGAGATTGTGCTGTTCATGACTGACCCGCTCATCCTGGCCCAGATGATGGCGCTCTACAACGAGCTCCCCCAGAAGGCGCTTAAAAAGGACCCAAAAGAGATTTCCGGACAGGGGTAATTGCCTATTTCCTTTATAAGGGAATGGGCCACCCCTCTGTCCTAGCGTATCAACTGGATGCTCTTTACTCCATAAACGCACGGCTCGGATCCCTCTGTGAAAAGCTTGGCTCTGAGCCCTGCGGTATTGATCTTGATCAGTGCTCTGTGAGCGAATTGCTCGAAGATGCTCTCGAACTGGCAGAGCAGGAATTCCCCGAGAACGGTCGCCGTACGACACGGCCCATTCAGCAACCCGAACCTGAGCTTCCAGAAGGAATGAACTAGCGATGGCGATTATTGTCGATGCAAAAATCAAGGATCAAACCGCCTTTGCGGCGATTCGAAGCCTTCAATCCAGTATGGAGGCGGTCAAGAAGTCGACGAGTGATGTGAACGCTGGAATTCACAAGCTGAACATCTCCCTTGCGAACACAAAGTTCCTGGCCAATGAGGTCGCGACTGCCTTTCAAAAAATGGTCGCCTCGATCGGCGGCATGCAGGGAATCAAAATCCCGAAGATTTCCTCTGGAGGATCCTCAGGGGGGAGTGGCGGAGGTAGGAGAGGCTCGGGTGGTGGTTCAGGCTACAATGGCCCACTTAACCTGCCGATTTATTCCAACCTTCGAAAGGCTTACGGGGCACTACATGACGCTCGTGTTGCGGGAGATCCTTATGCGACGAAGATTGCGCAGCAGCAGGTGAACACTGCCTACAACAATCTGATCAAAAAGTCTTCTCCCAAAGCTCCGCCAGTAGTGGACCCAATCAGGAAGCTGATCAACAACAGCAGGGCCGCAATCGGTCCCAACGGGAAATTGCAACTCATGCCTATATTTGGGCACATGCTTTCGATGGGCATGAACCCAACCATCGGCGGCATTCTGAACCTGGCGGGATCCGCGAGTGCTGCCGGGGGAACTGCTGGTCTGGCGGGAACTGCTGCTGGGGTTGCAGCGCCGTTTGCTGCTGCTGCTGCACAATCCCTGGCGCTTGCAATGGCCATGAAATCAACGGTCAGCACGTTGAATGAAGTGCGCACGTCGCTTGTACGGGGCGGAGGCACTGTTGGCGAAGCTCGGTCGGCAAACCTATTTGGGGCAGCTCTAGGAATTGATGTCGCGGGGCTTGGTAGCAACTTGCTAAGTGGATTTGGGCCGATCGCTGCTGCCGGTGCAGGCGTCAATCCGCTCGGCGGCCCGTTCGGTGACAACAACTACAACACCAAGGGACTCAAGGTTCTCGACTGGATCCGCAACTCAAAAGACTTGAACCAGTCAAGAAAGCGCGCAGAGATGGCTGGTTCGCCCGATGCGGCCGGTGCCTACTTCTTGTCTCAACCGGTCTACGACGTGATGCGCAATCAGAGACAAGGATCAGGCTCCTTTGAAAACATGAGGGCTGCAGCAGATTTCTCTGCGAGCATGGCCGTGGCCGCTCAAGGCATCAAGGACTTCATTGTCATCCTGTTTGGCAACGACATGAAGCAGTTCGCGTACTTCATTAGCACGCTAAACACCGCTATTAAGACCACGTCGGAGTGGTTGAGCGATACATTCGGGCCAACGCTGAAAACGGTTGGCAGGATGTTCCAGACGCTTGGCGATGCCATTCAGAAGTTTGTGATTGGAGGCTACGACCTTCTTGTCAAGCCGATCATTGACCCGTTCATTCAGGCCGGACAGCTCATTCTGTCCTTTGTTTCTCGGATCTATGGCAACATCCTAAGTGCGGTCAACAATATCGTTGACAACATCAGGACGGCGCTTCACCTACCGCTCGACAGCCATAAGGAAGCAGTCGAAAAGAACACTGATGCAGTGAACCGCCTGAACAATGCCGTGCGAGAAGGACAATTCGGAGGAGGGCCGCGAGCAAGTAGTTCAATGCCAGGGAAGGTAATTCCTGGGCTGACGCCAGGATGGCAGTCGGCAAGCTGGGGGATCCTCTAAAAGACTCGTTCGACGGTAGGCATATTTGAGCCGTCAGTAAAGGTGCAAACCGACTCTGAAACAAGACGCCCTTGAGAAAACACAAACATGGCAGTCTTCTTCGACGATAGGTCAGCCGCGATCGACTCGTCTCCAGTTCCAACAAACACGCCGTAGGTTTCGATCTGGCTGTTTGGAGGATACGAGCGAGGCGTGAGCGACTGATCTGGAAATGCCCTCATCACTTCTTGTTCGGACATTCCCTGTTTGAATCCTTGACCATCAGAGGAAGGGGTAAGGCCTCCAAGGGTGTGGGTCAGCAGGCCGTCTCCAACAACAAACACAAAGAGCGCAAAAGCGTAGCCGCAGAAAGCGTTCTTCCACTCCGAATAATAAGGCGCTTCATAGACGTAGAGTCGCCTTAGGCGCGTGCCTATGAAGGTGACAGCCGCGCATGAGACCACGAAACCAAGCGCTGCGATCCAAGCCATTCTTGAGATGAACCAGTCAGCAAACGAATTGCTGACACCGGTCGATCGCTCAGCGTAGAACGCCTGAAAAGTCCCGCAGACGTACTGAAGTGTCACGATAGCCGCAAGAGTGGCAATCGTGAGAAAGATCCAGTGCCACACGACAGACAACCTCCACTCGACCGGATCTTTGGTCGTTCGTGGAATCGCTGCTGCAGGCTGGACCGGCGCATAGGTCGGTTGCGCAACCGCGAAAGGTTGCCCGCACTGAGGACAAAAAGCCATTGATGGATGGCATGCAGAACGGCAACGAGCGCAGTACTTTGCTTGTTGAAGCACGACGGCATTTTACGCCACGAGTCAGTCTTCCGCAGGCTGGCGCAGTTTAGAAGGGTCCTTTTCGATCTCTTTGGCGTACCACAAGCCGGCTCGTTCAAGGAACAGACTCAAGCTATACCCGTATTCGGAGGCGACAAATTCAAGCTTGGTTCTTGTGTCCGTGTCTAGGGTGACAGTGACTGGCTTTCGCTTGATTCCCGTGGCCTTCCGAGGCATGGATGATTTTAGCGTCATATCGCTCATAAAAGCATTATACACGCATGAATACGTTTATATACGTGTATAATACGATCAGTCAGGCAAAGAAAAGCCCCGGCGATGCTCGACCATCCCGAGGCGCGATGCCTGCGAACTGAGCGCAAGCACATGAAGAGTGTAACAGCCAAGGCAAAGAGTATTAGTCCTTTCGTCAAAATCGGACGCCCGGTCACGGTCGGAGAAATTGACCTTGCCCATTATCCAGAGGCACAAGCATCGCTAAAGCGAATCTTGGAAAAGACCTACGGATTCAATCTTGACGATTTGAAGATCAGCGGGATCGTCAACCCTGGCGAAACCGAAGCCGATCTTGAAGTCTGGTTTGGAGAAAGAAGAGTCCACTACTGGAACCTAAAGGACCTCGCTTACGGTGGCGACTTTGTCGTGATCGCTCGCCCCGGAAGGTCGCTAGATGCAAGCGCAAAGCGCAATCTGCCAGACCGATTCGCCAATGAGTGGCTAGAAGTGTCGGGATATCCCGCAGGTTATCCCTGCCGAATCGACGTGTCTGTAGACGCCAAGAACGGCATGTCGATCGACGTAGCTCCCTTCAACTAGCGCTGACGACGATGAACACACACGCGAAAGACTTGGTCATCGAGGATGGCGATCATCTTGCTGACACCAGCAAGATGATCCGCCACGGACAGGCTCGGCGACTGGCACCAGATCATTTTCCCGGCGCCGGGAAAATGATCTGGTGCCCCTTTTGGGCATTTTTGTCGTTCTATTTGCGAGGACAATTTTGAGCAATCACATCTTAAACTCGGCAATCGTTCGCCACGAGATCGGTTCCATCAATACGGTTTTGTGGACGGCGCTGGCTATGCGACATATGAGGACACCGCTCCCCAAAATCGGGGAGCGGGAAATCGAGGAGTCAGAACCGAGTACGTCCTGAGCGTCGACTATGAAGATTTGAGGTCCCCAATATCGGGGAGCACGAAATTGCATGTCGATCGACGTAGCGCCTTTTAACGAGCACTCATGATTTGGGCCTAGGCTCGGCCCTGGTTCTAGAACAAAGCGGGCGGTGTCGTTACCACCGCCCGTGAGCCAATACCCGTACGAGGGGGTAACAGCCATGAACACAAAAGAAACCTATCTTGCCACAGGAGGTCAATCCTCCGCCATTACGTCTCCGTTTGACTTGATTCGGAAAGTGCGAGAAGACGGCTCCGAGTATTGGAGCGCTCGAGACTTGATGCCCATTCTTGGGTACGACCGGTGGGAAAACTTCTCCGAGAGCATCGACCGCGCAAGGGCAGCCGCCTCGAACGTTGGACAAGATGTAGTTCTAGCTTTTCGTGACGCCACGAAAATCAAGGACAGTCGCAATCGACACGGCGGGATACAGATACCCGTAGCCGATTTCCACCTGACCCGCTACGCTGCTTACCTCGTGGCGATGAACGGCGATCCTCGCAAGCCCGAGATTGCAGCCGCTCAAACCTACTTCGCGATTAAGACCCGTGAGGCGGAGCTCAAGACCGATCTGCCGAAGTCTCTGCCTGAGGCGCTGCGAGCTTATGCCGCCGAACTGGAGGCCAAAGAGGCGCTAGAGATGAAGATGAAGGCGCTTGCTCCTGTCGTGGAGTTCCATGACCACGTAGCGGGCGCAGTCGAGGCTCAGGTGGTTAACGAGGTTGCCAAGGTGCTGAAGACCGGCGAGCAGCGGTTGTGGAAGTTCCTTCAGGCGCAAGGCATCGTGATGATGGAAGGGCGCTCTTGGGTGCCGAAGCAAGAGTATGTGGAGCGTGGCTACTTCCGGGTTGTGGAAAAGTCCTACAAGCACGCTAAGACAGGTGAAACGCACGTTTACTGCCGAACCCTTGTTACGGGCAAGGGCCTCATCTGGCTGCAGAAGAAGTGGTCAGAGAAAGACGCCGTTGAAATCGGACTCCAAAACAAGTAGAAGTTTGTATACTAATCTCACCAACAGGAAGGTACCTGTTGAAGGAGATATTACGTGAGCGAGAAAAAGCCGAGAAAGAAAATCTCGAGCCCATATGTGAATTGTCATCGCCCCGCACGGGGCAACGAGATCGACCTCGTGCGGTTCCCTGAAGTCCAGGCATCGCTGAGTCGAGTTCTTGACCGAACCTACAGATTCGACCAGTCGAAGATCAGACTCGAAGGGCATGTCGACGTAAGCCAGACAGAAGCGACCCTTGAGGTTTGGTTTGACGACCGGAAGGTCCACAACTGGACGCTGCGCGATCTGTCGTACGGTGGACATTTCACCCTCACGGCTCGCAAGGGCTACTTGCTCGAAGAGTGCATCGGGGCTGACATCCCTGGACAACTTGTCGAAGGCTGGCTTTCAGTCGCCGGGTATCCGCCTGGCTACCCGTGCAGGGTGGACGTAGCCACGGACGCGCGGAACGCGCTCGAAGTCGAAGTTTTGCCCTTCTCGTAGTCTGCTAGACGCCCTTCACTTCTGGACTAGAAGTGAAGGGCGGCAAAGCCAATCCTCAGATTTCAGCCCTTTAGGGCGACCGCGCGAAGCGCACGAAAACGCTTGGCGCATGGAGACTCCTATGAACTGGTTAAAAGCGGTGTTTCATAACGTTTGCTTATCGTGCGGAGCGAAGAAAGGGTGCGCCGTCGATAAGGTCGTCACAAGTCCTCAAGAAGGCGCGGGAACCTTTCCGATAAGCCTTTTTTATGATAACAGCGCGGCCAGCGAGCAGGGAGAGACGATGGACGGGATAAGCAACGGGATGCGATTAGTATGCTAAGAATCAACTACCATGACACTCAGTTCAACCGTCGCCAATTTAGGAGCTTGGACGAAGAAGCTTCTTTTGTGTTTGCGAGCTACTCCGGAAAAATCCCTAAATCTGAATACACAACAATCAAATCTGCAGTCCTTGAATACTGGACTAGCCCAAGTCTTTATCGTCGACTTCACAGGTTACAAGATTCTTTGTGGCGTCGATTTCACAGCTTAGAATCCTTACCAAACCCCGAGAAAATCGCATTATGGATCCGATTGGCGGGATACAGCGAAACTAATGAAAAGTGTGAGACGATTCCAGCCAGAGAGGTGGAAGGAGTCGCCACAGGCGAAGCTGATGGGTCAAATATCGCTCGGGACATCATGTTTGATCTTGATAGTTCGCACGCGCTTTATCTCGACGTCATAAAAGAAAACAACCGCTTGGCAGATCGAATTAGCGAACTTACCGAGGAAAACCGGAAGCTTAGAAAGTCTGTTAACGCGGCGAGGATCTACGTTATCAAGAATTCATAGATCCTAATCGGACGATCAAAAGACCCTGACGAGACCCCGATGAACAGTATTAGTTTGGAGCCGATGTCCGAAGCCGCATATCAGGATGCTTGCCAAAAGCTCAAAAGCAATCCCCGTATGGTGGCGCTCATGAGAGAAGCGCAGCGACGGGCCACGAACCCGGACACTCCGCTCATCCTGAAAGGGATAGCCGCTCTGGCATCCGAAATTCTTGACTAGAGTCCACTAGCCCGCACATCTATCGACAAGGCCCATGCCCTAAACGGCGTGGGCCTTTTTCATTTCGACCGCCATGCCAACGCCTCTTGTGTCCCCCATTGGCACCTTTGCCGATCGCACGACCTACGTCGTGTTTGGTGACTACCTTCCGGGCACTCTACAGCCGTGGGTGAGCATTCAGCGCGATGCGGACCAGATGTGCCACTCGAATGCCGCAGTCATCAGTGACGCGATTCTGGCTCCTCGAATTGGCTGGCAAATTGCTTCCTACCAGCTTGACCCAGGATCCGCGACGTGGCTGACTGCTGCTCAGTCAGGCGTGCTCACTCCCGCTGCGGGCAACGCGTCGGCTGGGAGCTACATGTTCGAAGCTCCGGCATTCACGCAGGAGACGATCCCTGGGATGTCGTACGGCTCGGGCGTACAGACAACGGGCGCACCGTACCTCACGGCACGCTACCCGACGTCTGAGACCAACTGGGGCAACAATGCGATGTCGAGCGACCAGGCGGCGTTTCCTGGCCCTAACCCTTCAGAGGACCTTGTCCCGCTTGACCGAGTGTTGGTTTCCTCAACGTCCGCGGTGAACCCGTGGGACGATATCACGTTCCTGTTTATCGCTCCTGGATCGGCGATCTCGCCTAGGTCCACACTAGCGAACCTTTACTTTATGGGTCCTGCGGGATCCGATCAGGCAGCGGTCAACGATTCTGGCCTTCTTGGCACGGGCGACTACTGCGCCAAGATTCGAGGCGACGGAAAGGCCTACGTTTACGAGCTGCTCAACAACCAAACGTGGAAGAAGCGGTTTAGCTTCCCCTGGCGCTATAACGCCAACGCTGTCTCATGGGGAGTTGAACGAATCTGCGTCAAGTCGCGAATGTGGCAGGACGCCCACGAGAACTACCAGGGTGACCGTATCACGTTCAACCAGGCGGGTTGGACGGTCACTCCCGGCCATTACGGCACCATCGACGCCATGGTGGGCCTAGCTCACGCGGCGATCAAGACTGCGACTGGAGACGTGCCGACCTACAACGTTCCGCGCCTCTCGGACCAGCCGACGACCAAGGTTCCGATTCGAGTAGATCTTGCTCGCGACTGCAGAGCATCTATCCAGGTTTCGCGCCATATCTATTACGCAAGCGCGACCATTCGCGACGACTACCTGTGCTTCCAGCACGCGATCACGACCGACGAGCCGATCTATGTGTACCTTTCGGGCGTCCTTCCATCCGGTACGTCTTGGAACGTCAAAGCCTACGACGAGAACGGCACAATGCTCGCCGTCAATTCGGGACTGACGACGACCAACACAAAGACAGGCCAGGTCGCAACGATCTCCTTTGTGCCCACGACGATCTCCGGAGTCGGCCAGCGATACATTCAACTGGAGTTCACGCTTAATTCGAACTCCGACTTCTCTCAAACTCCGACGATCACGGGCTACGAAGTCGATCGCACGGTTGTTTACGCCGGCGCGAGTCCGGTTACCCCCGTCACGATTCCTTCTGCCCGGGGCAGCCTGCCAGCACTTCTCAAAAACGCTGTCGAGTCGATTACGATCACCCCTCAGCAAGCCGATCCTGGTGCCGAGAGCGCCACGGTGGTGGTGGCTGACTACCTGAACGAACTCCAGTACATCCAGGAAGTCAACCGCCTGCCAATCGCAATCTGGACGACGTACGACTCGCATGGCAACGTTGCGTGCCTGTTCCGTGGCTACATCCGTACAGCTTCGCGCAAGATCCACCGCTCAAGCCCGTTCCAGGTGTACCCGGCGACCGACTGGAGCGAATACACCCTTCAATGCGACGGCGAGTGGTCAAGGGCTGCACAGGTGCGAGTGCCGAACTTCAGGACGTGGACCAATCCGGTCACGGGCCAGCCATTCAAGGCGACCGACGTCATTCGGATCTGCGCTTCGACGATCTACCCCTCATGGATGGTCGATGTGCCAGACCTCGACGTTCAACTGTTCTCGGCAGACGGCGACGCATACGTCGCTGAGTTCGGCACCCAGATGATCGACATCATGTCTGAGATGTGCGCCGACTTCACGGGCGGCTACATGCTTTTTGACGAGGCGGCAAGCTAATGCCTACTCCCACCGGCGTACTGCGGATGCTTGAGCAAAAGCGTCCACCCTACAACAACCTGGCCATCTTCGAGATTGATCACCCCACCTTGCTCGCGATGGATGGGCAGGAAAGGGTGCCTCAGTGGTGCGCTGCCTACGGAACGACGAAGGTCGGCGACCAGGTCATCCAGCATGGATTTGTACAAGCTGGCACGGTCGTAACTGCTCGCGACGCGGCAGAAGGCAACGTTGTCATCGTCACAGGTGGGGCTGTCGCGGAGAACGCTTCGAAGGCTGGCTTCCAGGATGCCGGACTCATCACACGGACCATCTACAAAGTCGATTCGTGCAACTTCTTCAACCTTCCAGACACGAATCCTCACTTCCCGGACGGCAGTTCCCCCGAATACTTTGGCCATGCGGTGCCGATCGAGGTCGTCGACTTTAAGCTTCAGACACAAGAGGCTGTAGACGTACGCGCTCGCAGGATCTACGACAAGGCTTGCTGGTCGCGGTTCTACTTCAACTTCACTGGGCCGATGATGCTGGTCACAGACGTGACGGACGGAAGACAGGTGGCACCTCGAAGGCTTCGGTTTTACGACCCGGTGCAGCTTCGGATGCCCAACGGGGATCTCAGCCAGTTCCTCGTGCTTTCGTGCAGCCCTGCCTACACGAAGGACTCGTTGCAGATGGCCAACTACTCGCTCGTCACTCAGTCGAACATCAACTCGATTGCTGCGCTACGGGATCCTCACTCGATGCTTGCCCGCATGAAGAAAGCACTTGAGAGACTTATGGGCGGTTCCATCGGGCCCTACAACCCGGGCACATCGGCGGCGCACAACCAGGCACGGCCAAGCCTTTCGAGGGCAATGCCCCTCCCTGTGGCCTATGCGGATCCAATCCAGGACTTAGACCCTTCGAGTTCAGGTTTTGGGCAGTTTTACTACCAGCCTGGCTACGACGGACTCGGCATGGCCCCTCTCGGACGGTAGGTATGGAAACACGAACCATCAGCGTCGACCTTGGCGTTGCGAATCCTGGCCAAGAGGTCGGAACGCTCACCATCACCATTACTGGATGCACTTGCCGCATGCAGGACGCTCAAACGCTTATCGCGGCGGAGCTTGCTCGGTACATCAAAGGTCTGCCCAAAGCTAGCACTCAGACAATTCTCCCCAATCAGCCCTGCTCGGGCTGTGGTGGAACTGTGGCCGCAACCCCGAACGCCTAGGTGATCCATGCCCATCAACGGGAAAATCTTTGACTCGGCGTCGTATCACTTCGATATCCAGTCGAGCGCGTCCGGGTCGCACAGCGGCATCGGCACCGGGGAGTACTCTCACTCGGCATCGATCCAGACCAACTGGACGCCTGATGCGATCGGTACGGCCTGGTCAGAGCTGCTTACGTTCGTGTCGCTTCAGGTGTCAGCCACGACCGTCAGCGGCGGATCACAGACGCTGACCTACAACGGTCCCAGTGCACCGTTCGGAGGGTACAGCCACACGATCAGCGGCTATTCGAGCGCGGTCAGTGGCAGGGTGCAGTTCAACGGCACAAAGGTGTACTGCAAGCTCACGGGAGGGCTATTGCGGTTTGTGGTGTCGTCGATCGGCATCTACATGAACGGAACCCTGCTCGTAACCCTCAGCGGGTTTGACGTGGTTTCGAACGGCTGCGGGCCGTCTTACATCAACTATTGCGGCATTCCAGGGCTCGTCTCGGGCTCTTGCGGAGCGTCCACGGACGGGCTGCCCGGCACGATGCCCACGACCTACGACTATTCGAGCTCGATTTCGCAGTCGATTGTCGGAGGCTGGGGATTCAGTGACGCGTTTGGCGATCAGTCACTGCCCATGACCATCCTAGGCGTCTCGCTGCCTTCCGGCTCGGGCTGCCCTTACGGACTGGGCCTTGGCTACGTTTCTTCGAGCGGCACGGATGGCGTGAGCATCAGCCAGTACAGCTATTCCGAGTCCAAACGAGAGTATGTGACCGAGCAGACCGGACAAACGCAGTACGAGGTCCTCTGCGGAACGACTCCGATCTACGGGCCGGTGACAGTCACCTCGTACTGCACCAACCTCGACGGATCTTCAGGTGTCGCAAAGCGCAAGGTGTACAAGGACACCACGATCTCGGAAAGCTACGGCGGGTCAGCTTATGCGATGCCCGATCTCCCTCGTGGTGTGGCCCGCATGCAAAGCGGCTACCGTTCGATCTGGTACCGGATCGGGTTTCCCAAAACCACGAGTTCGGGCAGCCGGACATGCACCATCAACGGCGTCACAACCTCGGCAAGCCTCACGTCGACGGTTCACCCAACCGGCTCGGCGTTCCTCGCATCAGTCACGGACAGTACGCACACAATTGAGCAGCCGCTCGGACTGAACTGCTACGCTCCGATGACTCAGGGGCACAGCAAGAGCCAGTCTCAGGGCTACGAGTATGTGTACGAGTACGCGTTCTGTGCCTGCCCGCCTCCTGGGCAGCCTGGGCCTGGCTCATTCACATGTCCCGACCCTGACCTACCGCCAACCGCAAACTGTATCCTGACTTGGCCGGGCCTTGCCGATCTTGTGAACCAAAGCGAGAGCGTCTCGTTCAGCTTCCCGGCAACAGTTGAGGACTCCACGTCCAACCCGCAGATGTCCGGCTGGCAATACCATCAGGACCCGATCGCGCGGTACTGGAACTACTGGGGCAATCCGCTCTGGCAGTACGCGCACTGGTTTCCACCCAACGATGGAAGCGGCGAGCAGACGCAGTGGCCACTCGATGACGGTTCAGTCGACAACGCCTATTGGAAGGGCATCAGGGACCAAAAGAGCCAGCAGGCAAGCCTCCCAAGCGGAGAGAACACGCACACGCGGGTCTCGAACATCGCCTCGATCTGGGACGAGGGCGGCCTCACGCCCCTTCTTGATGCCGAGTTCGGTTCGTTCAGGCTGATCGGCGTCCATCGCTGGATCACGGAGAACGTTAGCCCTCTATCGAGCTACACGTACACCTCGGCGTCGGCATCCCTTTTCTCCGGGACAAACTGCACGCTCTCGTACATCAGTGGCGGCATCGTGATCACTCCGACAGGCTCGGGGCCGTGCACGGTGACCTTGAACTGCGCAAGTTGGACGGTGATGCCCTACCTCTACCCGCATCTGTGCAACCAGATCACGGTAGGTTGGGAGCCTGGCAACGTGGCTTCGGCATCCGTGGCCATGGTGGGCGTCGATGGGACAAGTCAGCAGATTGCGACCGCTGCGGGCACTTACTCGCGGCCAACGGTCACAGCGTCGGCCTACGCGGGATCGTGGGGTATCGACAACGGTGACGGCTACACGGGAGGCGATCAAGGCACGGACGTTCCATCAGGTGGACTCTCGGCGGCAACAATGGCCGATCCAACGCGCTGTTTTGCATTTGAGCTCCTTCCAGGAAAGACTTGCGCGAAGCTGACGTTCACCCTAACGCCAACCGATCACACGCACACGATGACGCTGCACTACCCGCAGTGGATTGGCCCAAGCGAGCCACCCACGCAGGTGTGGGAATCTGGGCAGTGCGTGGACTGGCTTTACCCGTCAGGGCCTGGAGTTCGCTGGGGCAACTGGATCTTCTACGATCCAATGCTAGGGTTCCAGCAGCCGCCTGAAGTGATCGGGCTCGGATACAAATCTACGATTGTCGACGCGCTATGTACCAAGCGGGCAGTGTTCCTTGCGGCTGATCCTCTCACGGGCGGAGGGCCGACCGGAGCGCCTTCTCTGACCACGGAGATCGCAAGTTTGTACGATGCTTACGAAGGACAGTCAATCGCTCAGTGCGACGAAGACGGAATCTCGTTTGTTCTGCCGAACGGTAGCGTCTCGGGCGACAAGACCGTTCGGTTCGCGCTATGCAACTCGTTCGCGGAGATTCCGCCTATCGGGGCTTTCCCGTTTCGTGGGCGCTCTCCCGCTGACTGGTCGCCGAGCGATCCGTACACGGGTGTGGTCTGGGATTGGTCACAGGAAGCCCGGTACCTCGTGGCCCAGGGTGCCAACGTTCCCTCGATTTCTCCTCCTTCCAGTTCTCCTTGGAGTTCATCCGACACAGCTCCTGCGGGATGGGCAATTGCCAAGTACATCCACTCGGTTACAGACTCCGAGGACTCGACTTTCAACCTCAAGACGGGATCAACAACCTGGGCGCACGTTGCCCCGTGGCATGGCTATTTTGGGATCCTCTCGAAGCACGTCGTCAGCCATAGCCCGTGGCACATTCAGGACCAGTACGGCCGCATTCACGTCGCTTCGGTGAACTCGGACGGTGACGTGCTCTACCAGCGTGCCGACACAGTCAATGCCCGCACAGGGTGGGCGGTTAGCGGAGTGGTTACGAGCTTCGGCGACGTCCAGTATGCGCGAATGTTCCTCGACGGATCCATGCGGATCTACCTCCTCGTGCTTCGGCTGAGCCACACCGGCACCTACAGCATCTATGAACTGTATTCGGACGACGACGGAAACAACTTTGACTCGGGGACTCTGCTTATGAGCAACGCTATCGCTCCGGACGGCTGGCACGAAGCCATTGGAGGCTCTGCCGGCGTCACATGGTTTGAATACGACTCCGGCACCTCAGGGCGCGGAGTGCAGAAAGCCATCTACCGCGATGGAGACGGCAATACGAGTTGGAGCAGCCCTTTCACTTTTGTGAACAACTCGGGCAACCCGATTCACGTCGCTGACGGCGGGTGGTCTGACGTTGAAGCTGCAGCCAACTCACCGAGGTATCTGACGTGGACGCCAGTGATAGACGGCGAGACTGCTCCTTCGATTTGGCATTCGATCGACAACGCTCGATCTTGGATCCGGGACTACTGATATGAGCTACCTTTTCACCGCTGCGCAGGTTCCTGTGCCATCTCCTGTTGGAGCATTGCCGTCCGTCGCAGGATGCACGGCCACGTTTTCCACAGCACCTAGCCCTCCGTACTCAAGCTTTGCGACGAACATGACGAGTGGGGTTCCAACCCTTCTCAATCAAGTCCTCTCGCAGGCGTCGATCGCGTCGGCGATCGGTGGCAACGGTGTTGGGCTGAACTATGGCGACTGTCTGCTCTCGGTGCCTGGCAGCGGTCTAAGCTTGCCCATTGCAGCCGGTCACGGCTCGTCTCTTGGTCCTATCGAGTATGCCGGAGGCACTGTCGTAGTGCCAAACAACACGGCGAACACCTACGTTTGGCTGCTGAGGAATCAGACGATTACCCTGACGGCTACGACCGCTTCGCCTGCAACAGGCGCGATCTACCTCGGGCAGTGCGCTACTTCGGGCGGCAACATCACCTCGGTGGACATGAGCGGGGTCACGTACCTCATTGGTGGCATCGCGGTCAGATTTACGGCTGACCAGGGCATGCCCGGAGATTCCCCTTCAGCATCGACGGCGTTTATCACCGATTGCCCTTCGGGCGTGTGGCTTTGGGATGGCTCCCGGTACTCGCTTCTCGGCGGGACGATCATGCCGGACAAAGTCTCACTGGTCTCCGGAGACCGAGTGTTCATCCCCGCAGGCTACTCCAAAGAGGTCATCGGGCCTCTAAGTTCTCCCCCTGGTTCGGTTGTCGTGGCAACTGGGCTCCTACGTGTCAAATCCTAAGATCATGATTCAAACCGACTCCCTTAACGGCAACCCTGGCGCTTCGGTGCCTCTCGCGTTCGGCTTCCTGTCAATCGCGATGACTGACGCCAACCTCGTCCTTTCTGCGGCTCAGTTTGTCTATCCGACGATCAAGCTCACAGGAGCTTTGACGGCTGACCGAAACATCACCCTGCCTCTCGTGGCAGGCGCACACTTTACGGTCATCAACGCGACCACTGGTGGGCACAACCTCGTTGTCGGTGGTGCTACCGGCGCAACGGTCACGGTCGCAAACGGCGCAAAAGGCGTCGTCGATTCGGACGGAACCAACTACTACTAGGGTCCACCTGTCCAGCCCGCAGGATTCTGCCTGCCCGCCTCGCCCAGCTTTCTAAGCTGGGCCTTTTTGTTTATCCGAGGCTCAACCCATGAAACTCAAGACACAAATCCTCGCGGCCATCTTGGCGCTGGCTTTGCTGCCTATTTTGGCAAGCGCAAACTTTGCGAGGCAGATTCCCAAAATCGGATCGATCGACTACCAGTCGGCGCTTTCGACGACTCCTTACCAAGCTTTCTCGGGCTCGGTCGCTGGATCCAGTTCAAGAGTAGCCGCCGACATCGGCACGGCCACAACCAACACCGATGGCGTGTGGGTGCTCATCCTTCCGGCTGCAGCCACGCCACCGGCAAACCTTGCCGCGGTCACTTCCAATCCGCTGGCCTATTACCTGAACCCCGGCGACAAGATCATCGGCGGAGCAGAGACAGGGCAGACGAGCGTCATCTACCTCGCATCGAACTCTGGGACGCAGGCGGCCACCATTGTCGAAAAGACTGCTCCGGCGTCGGCTGGCACGAGGCTGCAGACCTATGCCAAATCGACAAGTGGCGCTTCGAACGTCTCAGTCATTTCCTCAGACCTGATCACGACTCTGACGGCAGGCGCGACCGGCACCGCCTCAAATTCACTGGTCGGTTACTACGGCGCGGGATGCTACCTCACGGTGACCGGTTCCGAGACGATCACTCCTTACGTTTCATACGACGGCGGATCTCACTGGATTGCGACTAACTTCGTAACCCCCTCAGGTGCGATTCAGGCGGTGGCTACTTCCACGGGCGGCTACTCGATTGTGGCCATGGGCGGCGTTTCAAACGTCCAGCTTTCTTGGACTGGCAGCGGAAGCGTAAGTGGAACTCTGCGTTCTACGACAGCTCAAACGCTGAACGACCTGGTAACCCAATTGCAGGGTGGCAGCGCGGTCGGATCGGGCAACCCCCTTTACACCCAGTTCGCAAGTGCTCAACCTATTTCTGCCGCATCACTTCCGTTGCCATCGGGCGCTGCTCAAGAAGGCGGCAACCTCGCGACTCTGGCAGGCACGGTAGGTAGCGGAAAGCTCAAGGTTGGCAAGGCCATTACCCTCTTAGGTGCGGCTTTGGGTGCTACAAACGGACAGATTGCAAGCGGGGCTCACTTCCTCTCGAGGCTTATAGGTGACAACGCCAGCAGTACGACTCTGTATCTCATGGTGTTCGATGCGTCAAGCCTCCCCGCAAACAACTCTGTGCCAATCGCTCAGGTGATGGTTCCGTTCGGAATCTCGACGTCGCCCACAGAGAACGTGAGGCAGTTCGGCGAGGACTGGATTACGAACAGCACCGGGCTTTGGTATGCGTGGTCAACCACGAGCGGTGTGTTGACACTTGCGTCTTCGGGCACGGGTCTAGGAGTGGAGGCGTACGGTGGTTAGGCGTTTCGTTGTTCTTTTTGCTTTGCTGCTTTCATGTCTCGATATGGCGCAAAGCGGCTTAACCTACGGCGCGGGGGATTCCCGGTATACGAGCTTATCTTCGCCCGCCGACGTGCTCAGATCAAGCCCTGCGCCAAAGGGCACGACTTGGCTGTGGTATGACCCAAACACGACGATATCGGCTGATCCGCACTACAAAACGAATCATGTTCTTTGCCAGTTTGGGCCAGGGTTGTATCAGGATTTCTGGTTTCGGGATGGGCTTGGTAACGGTGTGCAGTGGTGTACCGGCCAGGGTGTCGCGAAGATCGCAAAGCTTCAAAACCAGTCCACTGCGACTAAGAGCGGTACGTGGACAAGCTATACGACCAGCGGTCTATTCGTCCGCGGAGGCGCTGTCTCCGCGGGTGGCTCGATTGCTGGCGGCACTGCGACCTATTCCACATCGTCAAGTGCAACCCTAACATTCACAAGTTACGGGACTGACTTCGCCATTGACGGTGTGTGCCGGTCGGGCGGTGGGTTTGCAATCGTCACAGTGGACGGCAACCCAGCTCCGGGTCTTCCGGTGGTCACCAGCGCGATGGTTTCGTCTGGTTGGTTTTCCTCCGGGCAGATCGGCTCATCGTTCATTGAGTTGTACGACCCTGGGTTTGCAAACGGGTCCAATCAGTATTACCTTGGCAACTTTGGAACCACGGGCGCAAATCACACGATTGTCATCGCGCCCACAGGAACCAACGAGTCGGGATCGTCAAGCAGTCAAGTCACGATTAACGGGATCTATTGCTCGTATCCTGGTCTTCAGCCTGGGCCTAACGCTTATCCCATGTACATCGGGGTCGAGAACGACTGGTGGAGCGACGGATCGGCTATCGTCTCGGCAATCAACTGCACCCCGTCAGGTGGAACTTGGACTTTCCTTTCTAACGTCCATGGCTACCAGGCTCCGATTTCCAACACGGTCTTAATTGACGGGTCAGCCTACACGCCAGTCGCTGGGCAGTGGCAACCTTGCCAAGAGTTTGACTGGGCCAACGTCGAGGCTCTAGTTCACCCGTCGCTTACGAGCACGACCACAACGTCAACGGTCACGGCTTCAACGTCGGTTCCGATTGGCAACTGTGCTCTGTTTCCGTTGCAGCCTGACGGTACGTACCCTTATCTCGTTGTGGAGTCTGGAACGGGCAACACCGCGACCAGAACGGCCTACGCTGTGACTGCTACGTCGGCCACAAGCGGGGCGGGAACGCTGACGATCAGCTCTTCGGCGACCATTGCAAATGGCGCAACCATTCGGGCTTCCGTGTGCAAATTGACGACCAAATTGTCGTTTCGCTCGGATCGAACGAGCGTGATGCAAGCCACGGTGTCCCCTTTGTGGCAACAAGCGATGCAGACGGGCGAGGACTACGCGGGGATGCTGGCGCTTGGTGTTTCAAGCACCCTGCCGCCTACCAACCAGCACATCCTTATGGCGACCTATTTCGATCAGGTGGCTACGGGAAACACCGGCTGGCTGACGGCAACGCTGGCACAGTCGCCACCCTACAATTCTGCGGACACGCTGTACTACGGTGGTGCCTCAACCTGGGGCGCGGCTTATAGCTCTAAATCGTGGCTAGCTGGCGTGTTCATTGGAATAGCCATTCCTAGTGTTCAGGACAATCTTTATAACTTGCAATACAACGTGAACGGTCCTCGGTGGTCGTTTCGCGCGGATGGTTCCTTCAAATGGTATCCAGAACCTGCGAACCAAAGCTATCCCGTGTCGGTCAACATCGGTGATTCGACGGCCAGAAGTTTTGCCTATTGCGCTGTGTACAACCCCACGGCTCAAAAGGTTTTGAACACCCTGGTCAACGCTCACGCTCAGTAACGACACCCTAAAACACTTGCCCCCAACTGTTCGAATTTTCCGAATACTTGGGGCTCGTCCAAGGGCCGACTGCCCCTCCTTCACTAGCAATCAAGGAATCCTTGACTACTGCTCCTCGAACCTGTAAGAGACTCTTACAAGTTCGAGGCCTTTTTGACTAGGAGGCCGAATGGGTCCGAACTATTCAGAAGCAGAGATAAGGCGACTGCGCCTTTTGCGCCCGTGCGCCAACATTAAAGGAAAGAAGGCTGCTGCGGATCGGCTGCACGCGCTTTTCCCTGGTCGGTCGCTCGATTCGATTGCCCAGAACCTAAACCGTATTGACCGGCGCGAAGGCTTTCAATGCTTGTACAGCCTAAAAAGGTCGTTCAGCCTAGAAGAGGAGGCCGAGTTCGAGCGACTGGCCAAAGAAGCGGAATCGTTGGCGCTCAGCGAGCAGGACGATCAGCCCAAAGAGTGGCGCAACGAAACATTCTCGGAAGACGAGTGGAAGTTCTCGGCGGTTGTCAACAAGCGTATCCGAACTCTTGAGGAGCTTCTTGAGTACTGCGAGGCAGACCTTACCGTCTGGGAGGTCAAGACTTGGAAGTGCGGCCAGTGGGAACAGGCGTCCAAGAACGCGCAACACGACGTTCAAATCACGCCTCAATGGAAGATCGAGGCGACCTTTGTCTATCGCAAACAGGCAGCCAGCGACCGTGAAGACTTCCAATGGCTGATTGACGAGTGCAAAGCCCACGCGCCTGTCTATTTCGATCTGCAGCGCGAACCCTTTGAGGATGAAGGGCACCTGGCGATCCTCAACCTGACTGACATTCACCTAGGCAAGCTCTGCTGGGCCGAAGAGGTGGGTAACGACTACGATCTAGCGATAGCCGAGCAGATATGGATGCTGGCCGTCGAGGACCTTCTGCGCAAGATCAACGTCTATCCGATCTCGCTCATGCATCTCATCATCGGTCACGATTTTTTCAACTCAGACAACATTATTGGCACGACGACGGCCGGCACTCCGCAAGACAACGACGGGCGGTTCCACAAGATCTACCGGCGCGGGATCCAGCTTCTCATCGCGACCATCGACCGAGCGCTCAGCGTGGCTCCTGTCTCAGTCATGTTTCTGCCTGGCAACCACGACACCTTGAGTTGCTTCACCGCTGGCGTGGCGATCGAGTGTCACTACCACAAGGCAAACGAGGTCGAAATCATCAATTCACCTAACCTCCGGCAGTACTTCGAGTGGCACAAGAACATGTTTTGCCACGTCCACGGGAATAAGATCAACGTCGAGAAACTGCCCTTAGTGATGGCGACCGAGCAGCCCGAAATGTTGGGCAGGACGATCTACAGGGAAGCGCAGACCGGCGACAAGCATCACTACACGGCCAAAGACGTGATGGGAACGCAGGTTCTCAAACTGCCATCGCTCGCAGGAGTCGACGCCTACCACCACAACAACCTTTACGTGGGATCCCGGCGCAGCGGAATCGCCCGTGTGTTCCATCCGACTGAGGGGCCGGTTGCACAGCTTATGTTCAACCTCAACCAGGCGAGGGTCAAAGTTTTGAAGAAAGGAGCGGCATGACATTTCTGGAACAAGCAAACGAACTCATTGACGGGCCAAGGGCCAAAGACTACGGCTCGGCGTCCGAGAACCATCAGCGCATCGCGACCATTTGGTCGGTGATCTTAGGGATTGACGTGTCGCCCGAGAAGGTGGCCATGTGCATGGTCGGGGTCAAGCTGGCAAGGCTTTGCAACACGCCCGGCCACAAGGATTCTTGGATTGACATCGCGGGTTACGTCGGGGTGGCTGACAAGATCCAGCGCGGCGAATGACTCAAAGCAAAGCGCCCTCAACTATCCGGAATTTCCGGATAGCTGAGGGCCTTTTTGCGTTTATGGGTCTTTAATTTTCGGTGGAGAGTTACAACCTTAGGTTCATTCTTTCGCTGCCATCGCGCGTTTGATGAGAATGCGGATGGCTTCGCTCTGCGATGGGTGAATGGTCCGAAGAAACTCGGCGTAGGAGGCTGGCATCGAGCACACTCGCCTCACGGTCGGTTCATTCTCGCTGAGGAATTTACGGCCCCCGCCTGGCGCTCGCTTGCGCTCTTTCATGGCAGTTTCCACTCTTTGAGACAGGGTATCTTGCCGCGCCGGTAGAAGCACGGCAGTTCGCCAAGCTCGGTTGGCCCAGGTCCATAAAGCACGATCTTGCGCTCTGTCCGGTCATCGCCTGGTGGGAGTCTGTCCACCTGCGATGTGCCGATGTGAAACGCGAACGGGCTTTCGGATCCATCATCGAACAGGATCTCGACGGCGTCCAGCACTCCACGTTCGCGCCATATGCCGCGAGTGATGGCCACGCCTTCAGCCGCGAGCAGTTCGGTCAGCGAATCAAACGCTGTCGGAAGCATGAGCCTCCATGTACCTGCATTCACGCTGAGATAGACCGCGCCTTTCTTGTCATAGTCGCTACCCCAGTAGGTGCTGCTGACGATCCTCGGTCCGTTATTGCTGGTGCTTATTGCGCTCATTTGTTTCCTTCGTAAAAGTCCGCCTCTTCCATGTTTGGAACCCAGGCGCTTGCAAAGTCCCGATCAGCAAACAGTGCGGCAAGGCCTGTGATTTGCTTCAAGCGAAGCAGTTCGTCTGCATCCATCCCGATGTGCCTCATGATCCACGCGTCGCCCATGCCGGACTCCACGAGTTCTGCCACGATCTTCTGCATGAGCTCAATCGAGTGCGATCCTCTTGCCCTGTTGTGCCGGATCGTGGAGCCCATTCTCTCACTGATAGGCTTGTCTATCACCACGATCGGGGCCATGCCATTCTCACGCTCGTAGATGCGCTTACTTGTCTTGAGCACCGTGTACCTGTGGTACCCGTCCACGATCTCGTAGGCATCCTCTTCGGGGAGCTTGTAGCAAACGATGGGCATCGTGAACCCGTCCTCCCAGATCGAGAGTTCGAGGAGCTTCATCTCCGGAGGCGCGACAGAGTTAGGGTTGTACGCGTTCGCCCGAAGCTTCTCCACTGGCACGGCTTGAACCGCGTATACAGGGCTCACAAAGTTCGAGTTGAATAAGTTCTGTTGCATGTTAGTTCTTCGTCATAAAGGCGATGCCGTGCTTGTTCTCGATGACGGCCGTAAATCCTGCACGCTCGAAGAGCCCCCTCGAGTCTTGTGTGGAGAACGCTGAGAATCTCGTTCCGCCTGCCATCGCGTGAGCCAAAAGTGCGCTCGAAAGCCCCCGGCGCCGGTGAGCCGGAAGTGTGGCCATGGCCTTGATGCGCGTCGACGATTTGAGGGCAGCGACTCCAAGGATCGAGACAAGCATGTCCTCTTCGCGCACTCCGTAGAACTGACCCGCAGTCGGCACTGCGACATGAGGAAACGCCCGCCGATTAGCCCGAATGAACGCCTGCGCTTCCTCAAGCTTTACGGTCTCAATCTGAGGCATGGCCACCCTGGTTGTATTCCCGCGCCTCGTCACTCAAGAGGTAATCCATCGCGCCCTGGGCGGTGGAGCAGGGCTCCCAGAGGAAACCCTTGTCGTTTACCACCCAGAACTCCGAGCCATCGAAGAACGGCTCCGAGAACCGAACCACTCTAAATCTGCCTTCGGTGTGAATGACCTCGTACGGCGCTCGTATCTGCGCGAGGTTGCGGATAACTTCCGACGCGCTGGCATAGTTCGTGTTCATAGATTCGCGTACTTCTCCATGATCGCTTTCTTCCGCTCAACCTCCCTCTTGGTCTGAGCGAAGCCCATGTATTTGCAAAGATGGTCGTTTTTGAGGATGCAAATCACAAGGCGCTTCCATGTCGGAACAAGTCGAAAATCGTCGACGCCCGTGTCATCCAGGTAGTCATCAAACCGGATCACCTCGTGTGCGCCTTTACCGCGGTTGTTGGTTTCTCCCGTGCGGATGACAGGCGCTCCCTCGGCAATCAGTTGCTCGATTAGTTCAGGACTTCGAGCTCCACCTACCTTCCAAGACTTCTTGCTGGCCTCGATCTTCGATAGGTAAGTGTTTCGCGTGTCCTCCGGCAGTGTCGACAAAAGAAACTCGGCGTAGGTCTTCCACGTGTGGCCCGGTGGAAGCTTGATGTTCTTCCACGCGACAGCATCTGTACCGCCATAGATGGCCGTGAAGTTCGCTCCGTTGACTCTGCCCACCATTCGCGCCCAGATGTTGGGCTCCAGGACGCGGTACAGCTTCAAGGTGCTGATTGCCCAGTCGTGGAAAGGAGAGGCAACGCGCATCTCGTGAACGCTCAGCCCTGCGGCATGCATGAGGTCGTAGAGTTTGTTGTAGTCGTAGCCGAATTTGGCGTTGGCTGTCCAGATGTCCTCAACTGGCCAGTCGTACAGTGGGTAGCCGCACCACACGTTCTCGGAGATCCCTGATGTCCAGTTCGCGCCAAGGTATGAAGATTCGCGCTCCGTCGAAGCAGCTCTCCACCGGTTCAGTGACTCATCTGAACGGATTCCGATGAGCCCGATCGTGCGCCCTTTGGATCCGCAAACTACCCTGTGATACCAGGGGCCGAACTCCCGATAGACGTCCTCCTGCATCATGCCAAAGATGAAGAAGTCGAA